CGGCATCTCTACGCCAACAACTATCCGCCCGGCTACCAGGTTCTGTGCGCGAATTGCCAGCACGGCAAGCGTATGAATGACGGAATTTGTCCGCACAGGCTTGCAAAGACCACAAAAACCGCATAGAGTCGCGCAAATCGCCAACCGGGGCGTCACTCCGGGATTCATCCGCCACCCCTCCGCGCATCGAGGCAACTCGCCCAACATGGAGGGTTCTGTGGCAAACACCGAACTCACGATTTCCAAGATCACCAATGAGGCGTTGTTCGTATTAGAGAACGAGCTTACGTTTACCTCAGAAGTGAATCGCGAATACGACGATTAATGTTGGTCGTCGAAAAATTCTCTCTGATTGACTTGGAACCCCGGAAGCGGGCAACAAGGCGGAAGGCGAAAGCCACCGTGAACGACTGAGCGAGAGAACGCCGAAAGGTGATGCGACAGTCTGAACTGCGCTATAACTGAAAAGAAGGCGCAGAGTTGAGTCCGAAGTGGCTCAACCGCCCGAAAGGGTCAGTAGGCGAAAGCCGAAGTAACAGAAAGCAATTCGCGGTCATCGGCGCCAAGATCGGCGCCACGGTCAACGTGCGCCGGCCGATCCGCGTCAAGGGCACCTCCGGGCCGAATCTGAACGTGGAGGACTTCAACGAGACCTCCATTCCAGTGACAATCGGCTCGCCGCCCTACGGCGACCAGTTTCACACGGATACCCAATTCACCACGCAGGACCTGGCCCTGTCGATCGACATGTTCGCCGACCGGGTGCTGAAGCCCCAGGTTGCGGCGATCGCCAACCGAGTCGATTATCTGGGCCTGCTGATGGCCAAGAACAACACGGCCAATTTCAACGGTACGCCCGGCACGATCCCGAGCTCGCTGCGCACCTACCTGGACGGGGGCGCCTTCCTGGATTCCGAGGGCACGCCGCGCGATGGGCGGCGCTGCATGGTGGTGGAACCATTCACCAGCTCCTCGATCGTCGATTCGCTGAAAGGCCTGTTCATGCCGCCTGAGGTCATCGGCGAACAGTACCGCAAGGGCCTGATGGGCCGCGATTCGGGCGGCATGAACTGGAAGATGGACCAGAACGTGATCACGCACGCCTTCGGCTACGGCACCTCGGCCGTGACGCTGGCGATGAACCAGACCAATGCGGGGCTGGCAACCGGCTGGGCCTTAACCACCACTATCACGATCAGCAACACCGGCTCGTGCCTGTTCAACCAGGGCGATGTGATCCAGATCGCGGGCGTCTATGCAGTGAACCCGCAGAATCGCCAGAGCTACGGCAAGCTGCGCAACTTTGTCGTCACGGCCAACGCGGCCGCCGGCGCCACCACGCTCATCATCTCGCCGGCCATCATCTACGGCGGCCAGTTCCAGAACGTGACCGCGACGCCCGCCTCGACGGCCACGATCACGCTGCTCGGCGTGCAGGCCTCGCAAGCGGCGCAGATCAGCGCGCCGCAGAACATCATGTTCCACCGCAATGCGTTTACGCTGGCGGTGGCTGATCTGGAATTGCCGGAGGGCGTGCATTTCGCGGGGCGCGCGTCCGACGAGGAAATCGGCTTGTCGATCCGCGTGGTCCGGCAGTACACGATCAACAACGACAGCATCCCGACCCGGCTGGATGTCTTGTTCGGCTGGGCGCCCCTATATCCGGAGCTCGCCTGCCGGATCACGAGTTAGGGGCGCGCCATGGCAGGGCGCGTTCTGGGATCCGCAACGAGCCAGTCGGTCGGCGAATCGCTGACCTTCTACTACGTGTCCTCCACGGTCACGCAGGCGATCTACCTGTGCACCTACAGCGGGATCGTCGTCACAGATTGCCGCTATCGGATCCGCGTGGCTTCGAGTTCCGGGTTTGCCCAGTTTTTCAAGGCGCCCAGCGGCATTGCGATCGCATCGGGCACGGCGATCACGAACACGATCGATCTGGGATCCACGCCCACGGCCGATACGACCATCATCGTGCCGCTGCTTGCTGGAGCGGGATTGACACTGGCGCCGGGGGACTCGATCGGCGTCGTGTTCACCGGCACCATGACCAGCGGCGTAGGCCTGCTGCAGGTCTACGTCGAACCGCTGATCTGAACTATGGCGTTCTACGGACCCTTCTGTCCCAAAGGCCCGACGGTACTGGTTGGCACGAGCTCGGTTCAAGTGACCACGTCCGACAACTCGAACCCGAGCAGCTACCGCGTGCGCAACCTGCTGACCACCGCGCAGTATCTGTCGTGGGCGCCACCGGCCCCTGGCGGGGCCCCGGTGACCGTGGCTGCAGCAACAGCGCCGACCGCTGGCAGCCCTTCGGCCAACACGCTGGGGATGGCCGGAAGCGCCACCGAGGTCTTTGGCAATCTGCCGGCGCAGGCCTGGTTCATCGCCAATGCCAGCGCGAATTTCGAAGTGACGCCGGGCGAAGGACTATGACCGTGCGCGTTGCCACCGGGATGCGCCGCATGATGTTTCCTCTGCCTCCGGCGGTGGTCGGCATTCCGGGTATCGCGTTGCTGCATTTCGACGGCACTAATGGCAGCACCACGTTCACCGATGTTTACCCGAAGACATGGACCGCGAGCAATGGCGCAGCACTCTCGACTGCTCAAGCCAAGTTCGGACCATCGTCGCTGTTATTGGCAAGCAATGCCTATATCAGCACGCCGAGCATCGCCAATCTGGTGATGACTACCAATGACTTCACGCTAGAAGCGCAGATATATCCGACCACGCTCAGCGGCTCGGAGGTTATCTTCGGTAAGCAGAACTCCGGTGGCGCCCAAGAGGGATATACGTACTTTGCAAGCGGCACCGGACTGCAGTTCTTCGTTGGAATCGGCGGCACATATGTCGGACCTTCGGGCGCCGCTGGAACTTTGACGCTCAACACATGGCAGCACATCGCTCTGGTGCGCCAGGGCAGCACCTTCACTTCCTACATCAACGGAGTGTCGGTCCAGACATATTCCAATGCCGGGACGATCGGCGATTCCGGCAATCCTCTGGCGATCGGAGCTGCCGGCTCTGCAGGAACTTCACCGTTCCCCGGTTACATTGACGAGGTCAAGATCAGCCGAGTAGCGCAGTACACAGGCAATTTCACGCCGCCCAGCGGACCCTTCGCGGTATAGGCTGACATGAATCCCGGCCCAGCCACACAAACGACGCCGAACTACGTCAACATCATATCGTCATCGCCCCAGACGAATCTGACGATATCGACGGAACCGGTGCCGAGCCGATGGATCTATCCGCCCGACGTATTGACTGCTGTCAGCGCTCCCGGCCAGGGCAGCATGAGCATTCAATATCTGCCGATGTGGCAGCAGATGACGGCCACCCGGATAGATGCTCTTTTTGGCTGGTCAGCCGGTAGCACCACCACATCGAACACCATGGCAATCGCCATGAGCGCATGGGCCGGCATCTACACGAACAGCGCCTCAAGCCTGGTCAGTTTGTCAACCGGCTCGACGCAGACGACCTACAGCTATGCGAGCAACAATTCCGGGCAGACGCAAATTCTCGGAAGCGCGATCCGGGCCATCAGCGTTCCGATGAACATGACGCTCTATCCGGGGGAATATTTCGTCGCCTTCAACATGCTGACCTCGGCCTCCAGTGTCGGCGCGGCGACCACCGCCTTGGGGCAGACATTGAGCGTTTACGGAGGCGCCAACATCGCGAGCGCGGTCAACGCAGTGCCGGAATTTACTCAAGCGACCGCCTCATCAACCAATCTTTTCGGAGGCATGGGCGTGTACGCAACTTCCACGACCGCGCTTCCCGCAGTCATGTCCATGTCAGATATCGCGCAGACTGGATCGTCGTTGTCGCAGGCTAACATCGCGTTGGTATTCAGGAACATTTGAAGGAGTCACAATGGCAAATCCAGGACCCGCAAGCCAGATCACCGTAAACCTGGAGGCGATGCTGCAGCCGACCTTCCAGCCGGGCCGCTCGATCTATCCATGCGGCAACCTGACTGCCGTTACCGCCAACGGCAATGGCACGATGAGCTTCCAGTACCTGCCGGTGGAGGCGCCTTTCACCGCCAGCCGCATGGATGTGCTGGTCGGCTATTCGGTCGCCTCCAGCGCCACGGGCAACACCTGGGGCCTGGGCATCACCGCCATCGCGGGCATCTACACGAATTCGAACTCCAGCGGCGGCACCGCCTCGACCGGCCAGTCCACGCTCTGGAGCCTTTCGACGGCCTCGACCGCGACCTCATACTCGGTGGCCAGCAACAACTCGGGCAACACGGCCCTGATACAGGCAGCGATTCGCGCGGTATCGGTACCGCTCGGCGCCACCGTGTTCCCCGGCGAGTACCTGGTCGGTGTTGCCGTTTCCACGGCCACCATCAGCACCGGCACGGCCACCACGGCTCTGGGCATCACCCAGTCGATCTACGGTGGCAATCAGGTGCAGACAGCCTCCAATTTCGCCCCAGAATTCACCAACGCGACCAATGCATCGCTTGGCCTTTACGGTGGCATGGGCGTGCACTCGGCCTCCCAAAGTGCGCCACTGGCCACCTATGCGCTGTCCGACATTTTGCAAACGGGAGCCAATCTGTCGGCCGCCAACATCGCGCTGGTATTCCGGAACGTTTGATGACCGATGCCGCAACCACTCGATCTGATTCGCCGGGCGCTTTTTTCCATAGGTGCCGGCGCCTCCGGTGAGACACCGAACGTCAATGATGTAAACGACGCGTTCGACATTCTCAACGAGATGCTGGACCAGTGGTCCAACGACCACATGCTGCTGTTTGTCCAGCAGGAACTGATCCTGGAACTCGTCGGCGGCCAGTACATTTACACGATTGGCGCTGGCGGCAATGTCGGCGCGACCTTCACCGGTTCGATCAGCGGCAACGTGCTGACGGTCACGGTGCTGACCTCCGGGGCGCTATGCGTCGGCCAAATCCTGAGCGGCGTGGGCATCACTACCGGGACCGCGATCACAAGCTACAACACCGGGCTGGGGGGCACCGGGGCCAGCGCGCTGGGGACCTACCAGCTGAACTTGCCGCAGACCGTCGGATCGGAGTCCATCACCAGCTACTCGCCGCGTCCGCTGCGCATCAACAGCGCGATCGTGCGCGTGGTCAATAGCATCACCGGCACGCTCGACTATCCGGTCGCAGTGCTGGCCTACGAGGAGTACCAGCTGATCGGCATCAAGACATTGCCGATCCCGTGGCCGCGGGCGATGTACTACCAGCCGACCATGCCGCTGGGCCTGCTGCAGTATTGGGGCAACCCGTCAATGGGTGAGATGCACATGTACGCCGACACGGTGCTGAATCAGTTCGTCACGATCAACGACAACATCCAGTTGCCGCAAGGCTATGCCGCGGCCCTGCGGTGGTCCCTGGCCGAGCTGCTGCTGCCGACCTACGGCAAGAGCAATCAGATCCAAGTCGGACTTATCAAGGAGCAAGCAGCCAAAGGGCGGGCCTACTTGCG